CATATCAACATCCTTTAGATATTAATAAAAGAGTAGCTATTGGTGTGTCTATTCCTTTTAATGGACCTGCTGTTTTTAACTCTGTATATATTACTGAAGAACAAGTTAAATCAAATATTATTAATTTTATTTTAACAAATAAAGGAGAAAAACTATACCAACCTAATTATGGAGCTGATTTAAGAAGAGTTATATTTGAAAATATTACTGAAAGTAATTTAAAAGCTTTAGAAATTAAATTAGCTAATGATATAAAAAGTAATTTCCCAAATGTTGATATTAAAAGTTTAACTTTTTCTCAACCTTCTTATCAAGATTATGCTATACAATTAGATATTGTATATTCATTTTTTGCTAATACTCCTCAAAATATCCAAATAGTATTATAACAATGGCCGCTGAAAATAGAGATATAAAATACCTAAATAGAGACTTTGGAAGTTTAAGAGAATCTCTTATTGAATTCACTAAAACTTATTTCCCAAGTACATATAATGATTTTTCCCCATCATCCCCAGGCATGATGTTTATGGAAATGTCAGCTTATGTAGGTGATGTTTTGTCTTTTTATCTTGATAATCAAATACAAGAAAATTTTATTCAATTTGCTCGTCAAGAAAATAATTTATACACTTTAGCTTATATGTTAGGTTATAAACCTAAAGTGACAGGAGTAGCATTAGCTAATATAGATATATATCAACAAATACCATCTGGTGTAGGAAATATTCCTGATTATAGATATGCTGTTTATATATCTAGCAACTCTGTTTTAACTTCTAATATAGCAGGTTCAACTAATTTTCTATTACTAGATAGTGTTGATTTCACTATTTCAAGTTCCCAAGACCCAACAGAAGTAACAGTTGTACCTCCACCCACACCAGGAGGAACTCCAGAGTATTTTTTACTTAAAAAAACCCGTAAAGCTATATCTGGTAATATCCAAACTAAAAATTTTTCATTTGGATCTCCTCAACGTTTCCAAACAATTGAACTTAGTGATTCTAGTATTATACAAATATTAGATATTACTGGTAGTAATGGGGATAAATGGTATGAAGTACCATATTTAGCTCAAGAAATGATATATGAACCTATATCTAATGTTGGATCAGATTCTGGAGAGGTACCTTATTTATTACAATTGACAAAAATGCCTAGGCGTTTTGTTACAAGATTCACTTCTCCCTCTACTCTTCAAATACAATTTGGTGCTGGTACAACAACAGCTAATACTGAAGAAGAAATTATACCTAACCCTACTAATATAGGGAATAGCCTAATCCCTGTTGATAATAAATTAACAACTGCTTACGACCCAGCTAACTTCTTATATACTAGTACTTATGGTATAGCTCCTTCTAATACTACATTAAGAGTTAGATATTTAACAGGAGGAGGAGTAACAGCTAATGTCCCTGCTAATTCCATTACTAATTTTGCAGATAGAGATAATTCTATTTCTGTACCTAATGGACTAATAAATAGTATAACAAATTATGTTAAACAATCAGTTATTATAACAAATCCAACAGCGGCTACAGGTGGTCAAGATGGTGATACAGTTGAAGAATTAAAACTTAACTCATTAGCAGCATTTGGTACCCAATTACGTACTGTCACTCAAGCTGATTATTTAGTTAGAGCTTTAAGTTTACCTTCACAATATGGATCTATAGCTAAAGTATACGCTGAACCTGAAAGACTAGAAAATTTACTCCCAGGTGAATCTTTATCATCAGTGAATTTATATGTTTTAGCTTATGACAATACTAAAAAATTAAAAAATGCTACTTCTGGGTTAAAACAAAATATAAAAACATATTTATCTCAATATAGAATTATAAATGATTCAGTTAAAATTAGAGATGGATTTATTATTAATATTAGTGTAGGATTTGATATTGTGGTTTTACCTAATTATAACAATAATGAAGTTTTATTTAGATGTTTAACAGCTGTTAGAGATTATTTTAATATTGATAAATGGCAAATTAATGAACCTATCATATTAAAAGATTTATTTATTATGCTAGATAAAATTGATGGAGTTCAAACAGTTAAAACTATTGATATATCTAACCAAGTAGGTGGATTGTATTCAAGTTATGCTTATGATATATCTGGGGCTACAAGAGATAATGTTATATATCCTTCTGTGGACCCAATGATATTTGAAGTTAAATTCCCTGATACAGATATTAAAGGACGTGTTGTATCTTTGTAATTTTTATATTTATAAATAAAATAATAATACTATGGATGGGTTAGTGAAAAAATTAGATGATACATATTTAGATGGATCACCTGGAAGATATAATAATGTTATATCTAATAAAGTCACATCTACTAGAAAGTATGATGCTTTAAATCAATATACTAAAACTCCTGAAGGAGCAATTAGAGGAGATGGTAATCTTGTAGAACTATATAAAACTATGAAACAAGAAGGACTACTTGATAATCCTTCTACATCATATACAACTATTATTGGATCAGAAGTAACAAATGTTAATACCTCCACTCCATATACTTCAAAAAACTCATACTCTGATCAATTTAGATTACAAGGTAATAATGAAACTCTTTTGAATAGAACTATTGATCCTTATAAATAATGGCTATATATAAACTTTTTCCTGTTAAAGATGCTACTATATATTCATTATACCCAAGTAAAAATACTGGGTTAGATGAAATATTAGAGTCATCTACTTCTGTTATAGATGCTTCTGCTTTTCCTCAAACTAGTAGATTTTTAATACAGTTTGATTCTACTGAAATAAATGATATCATTAATAATAAAATTAGTGGATCACAATGGCAAGCTAATTTTAGAGGATTTTTAGCCAACTTAGAAGGATTAAACCTAGACACTCAACTTGAATTTTACCCAGTTTTTGGATCATGGAACATGGGTACAGGAAAATATAATTATAATCCTGAAGTTCAAAATGGTGTTAGTTGGGGTTGGAGATCATATTCTGGTAGTAACGCTTGGATAACCAGTGGTTATCCTACTAATATAACAGCATCATATAGTAGTACTTTAGGTGGAGGTAATTGGTATTATACTTCATCAAACACAACAGTATTACCTATTTATTCAACTCAAAGCTTCACTTATACTGATAGTGGTGATATTGATACTAATATTACTAACATGGTTAAAGCTTGGTATAGTGGATCAATAGCTAATAATGGTTTAATAGCTAAACAAGCTGTTGAATTTATTGATAGTGAAGACTATCAAATAAAAATGCAATTTTTCTCAAGAGATACTAGTACTATTTATCCTCCACAATTAGAGTTTAAATGGAGAGATTATAATTTCAATACTGGTTCTTCTACTATAACTAAATTAACCACATCTATAGCTACTGTGTCAGTTGATGATAATATAGGAGTTTTCTATCTTGACAGCATTAACAAATTCAGAGTGAACAGTAGACCCACATACCCAGCTAGGATATTTCAAACATCTTCCTTTTATACTCAAAATTACTATTTACCTACTTCTTCATATTATTCAATAAAAGACTTGGATACTAATGAAGTTGTTATAGATTTCGATGACCAATATACTCAATTAAGTGTTGATGGAAATGGAAGTTATTTCACACTTTATATGAGTGGTTTAGAACCTGAAAGATATTATAAAATACTTATTAAAAGTATTATAGATGGTTCAACAATAATTTTTGATAATAATTATTATTTTAAAGTTATAAATGGCTAATTATTCTTTAAATAAAACAGTTTTTAAAAAAGAAACTTATGAAAATACTATTGATACTTCATTTTCACAAGTTTCTACCCCTCCACTTCCTTTGGAAGATACTATAACTATAGATGAATTTTTTAATCTTTATGATGCTCTTTTTTATGACATACCAGCAGATGGAGCAACTAATTCACATGAATATTTAGTTAAAACTAGTGGAGACTATATTAATTTTGAACAAGAAAATGAAGATGTTCAAGCTTTGTTAGATGAAATAACATCTTTAAGACAAGATTTATTAGTAGCTAATGAACAAATTTTAACTCTCCAAACCAATGTTTCTTCATCAATAAATACATAATATGGCTGCTATAGTAAATGAAATAAATCCTGTAACTTTTGAGATACAAACATATTCTTCTCAAGATGTGACAGCCATGTCTCCTGAAGTAATTAGTCCTGTTTTTGACCCTAGTAAAGGAAGTTATATTGAATATACGATATTATCCCCTGATAATTCTTTTCAAATAACAGATCAAAATCTTGAGAATATAACTATAACAAGTACAGAAGCTGGAGCAGGAGTTGTTTTTAATATTGATTTAGATCCTGAAAGAGATTTAAAAAATAAAGGATTTATAAATGGCGAGTATAATGTTATTTATAAATTTTTAAAAAATGAATTAAATTCCTCATCAGATACAAGACCATATTTCATAAAAGAAATATCACCTGATAGAACTGAATTAAGGTTAGGTTCTAATACTATATCAAATGATGAATTAATAACTATTGTTAATAATTTTAAACAACAAATTAACTCATTAGAATATTTTCAAGATTTTTATTTAAATTTTGGTAGTAATAATTTAATCATAGCTAATAATATATTACTTGATAACACTAAAGTTAAATATGAAATTTTAATAAATCTATATGAACCTTTACCCCCTCAATTTAGATTAAAAGATGTATTATGGATTGTAACCCAAACAGCTAACCCATTAGCTTTTAATATTCAATATCCTCCAGAACTTATAATACCTAAAATTGTAACTCCTACTCTTAAAAGTCCAAATTTTGATTTATCTATTAAGAATAGAACTAACAATTCAACTAATTATATAAATTATGAACAATTATTAACAACAGATAATATAACATCATATAATCAAATTCTTTCATATTTAGAAGATAAAAGCATTAGTATAAGTATTGATTATACAAAATTTGAAAACTTTGTTCATTTCTCATCAGCTGAGTCAAGAATTAAAAACTTTTTTTATAAAGTTCAATTATTAGAACGATATAATGCTAGTTTAGAAGAAGCAAGTATAGCTAATACTCCGGTCACATCTAGTGTCATTGTTTTACAAAATATAATATCTGATATAATTAAAAATTTTGATGGATTTGAGTATTATTTATATTTTGAATCTGGTTCAACAACTTATCCTAAAGGAACAACTGCTTTACCTTATGTTTTATTACCTAGTAATAATGCTACTGTTCAAACCTGGTATGAATTATCAATAAAAAGTGCTTCTCTTTTTGATGAATTTAATAAAGATTATTTATATAATACTGTACCTGAATATTTAAGAGATGATCCACAAAATGAACCTTATAAAGTGTTCATTGATATGATTGGTCAACTTTATGATAATATTTGGGTTTATTATAAAGATATTTCAAATCGTTATAATGGAGATAATCGTTTAAATTATGGTATTTCTAAAGATTTAGTAGCAGATGCTATTAGATCATTTGGCTTAAAAATCTACCAAAACAATTTTTCAACCAGTGATCTATTCAATGCTTTCACAGGATTTAATTCAGGAAGTTATTTTCGTTCTAAATCACCAAACCCACTTCCTCCATATTATGATGGAGAAAGAATTACAGTATATCAAACTGCTTCTCGAGAATCTCTTTATACACCCATAGATGATGTTAATAAGGAAATGTATAAACGTATTTATCATAATTTACCTTATTTATTAAAATCTAAAGGAACAGTAGCTGGTTTGC